GGTTTTGACAACTGATGATGATGCCGGAGTCGAGCACGCCGTTGTTCCCGATGCCCAAGATGGGGTCCTTGATGTATACGTTTTCAGAAAACAGGTAGGACGTGGCCCCGTGCACGTTCAGGTTTCCATAGATGGACGTGTTCCCGGTAAATTTGTTGTTGAGTCCATCGATGACGGTGCCGGTCCCCGTGGCGTAGATGTTCCCTGACACTTTGGTGTCGCCACTGACGTGGAGCTCGTGCTCCGGTTCGACGTTGACCCCGACGAACCCGGTGGTTCGCAGGGCTGTGGGACTGCCGGTGAGCACGATGGTGTTCGAGGTGGTGTTGCCCATGTCGGAGATGTATTGGAGGGTGAGGTTGGAGATGTTCCCACCATCACCGGTGATGATGCCCTCGAATTCTGGATTGAGCTCAAGGGCGGCGATGCGCGCGCTGTTGTCGAGGAGTTCCGCTGGGAGCACTTCAAGGGCGGTGATGCGCGCGCTGTTCGCCGCGAGGTTGCTCTCCAAGTTGACGACGCGCGCGGGGTACGTTTCCAAAGTCGTGATTCGCACGTTGTTATCGGCGAGTTGTACTTGTAAATCCGCGATGTTTGCAAAGTTGTTCGATGAGGTCACTTCAAGATTTGCAATGTTCGCGGTGTTCACGGAGATGCGGAAACTGTTATCGGCCAAACGCGAACTCAGCGTGCTGATGCGCAGACTGTTGTCTTCGAGGTTTTCCTCCAAGTTTGTGACGCGCACGGCGTTGGCGGCCAAGTTGCTCTCCAAGTTTCTGATGCGAATGACATTGGATGCGTGATGGGCGTAGAGGGTGGTGATTCTATCGGCGTTTTGTTGTAAGCCCGATTCCAAGGTGCTTATACGCACACTGTTTGCGGCTAAATTTGATTCTAGGTTCCCAACTCTAATAGCGTTGGAGGACATTTGGGTTTCTAAATTGGACACTCGCACCAAGTTGGCTTCGAGCAGGCTCACCCTGAATGAGTTGTCCACGAGATTGACTTCGTGGGCGATCCCCGTGAGCGTGCGCCCGTCGCCAAAGTAGGCGTTGGCGTAGACGTCGCCGACGACGTTCATAGTCAGCAGATTGGACGTGGTCGTGATGAACCTATCCGACGCACTGTTCGCGGTGTACGCGAACGTGAGTTCATCCACGTCCTCTCTGTAGGCGATGGCTATGTTGTCTCCAGGCCTTTTCATGACCACCCCGACGTCGTACAACAGGTTCTCATTCACGTTATTCTGACCCAACTCTAAGATTGGGTCCGTGATGGAAATGTTCTTTGACGAAATGAACGTCGCTTCCCCGATGGTCGTGAGGTTGCCCTCGAGGTAGACGTTTCCCCTGGCGTAGATGACGTTGCCCGTGGTTCCCGTGTCGTCGATGTACACGTTTCCAGTGAGACCAGTCAAGTTGCTGAACATGGCACCACCTAACAATCGCACCAGCGTGTTGGTCTCGTTGCCGGTGTCCGTCACCTGCTGAAGGTTTTTATCGGAAGCCACGACCTGTGTGGTCACGATTTCCTTCGTCGTCGAGTTGTACGCCAATACATTCGTGGTCGATCCATCGTCGTACCTGATTGGCGACACGAACGTGCCCGAATGTGGGGCATGCACTATGGTGTCCGAAGCATTCACAATGATAGTGTTCCCAGCCTGTGTGGGTGGCTGCACTTTACCAATGCGAACCTTCTCCCCGCGTTCCACGGTATTAAGGTTCTTCACCATTTGATATTACCTAGTATTTTAATTTGCATATCGCAGAGCACCGATGCCATTTTGGATGGTCAAGATGTTATAGGAACATGCATAAATTTTGTCGACGAGCGCGCGACTTTCACTGTGTATCTTGAACGAATTCACGCGCGAAAAGTTCAACGTGCCCGTGGGTTGCAGACTCGTCGTGTTGTGTGCGAAACTGTACATGAACACATCGGGCGACGTGCACGCGATGGTGTGATAGTACGCACTGACGTCCATGAAGTGCGGACGCGCCCATTTGTATCCTGAAAGTTCCACGCCGTTGATGGACAACTTCAAGCGATTCGACGTCGACGTGAGCGTGTTGTTCGCGGTTATGTTGGATGCGGCGATGAATTTCACGGGGTGATTGAACGTCAACTCTTGCGTGAGTTCTTCTGATGGCGCGCACTCTTGAATTTGGTAGATGAGCATGTTCACGGTCTGTCCCGCGATTTGCGCGCGTTCCTCGGCGTCCAAGTAGTAATAATTCGAGTGGCACTCCCACGTGTAATTTCCCGCGTTCGGACCCCACCGCACTCGAAGTTCGACCTCTTGGTACCCGAGGGCGCACACCGGGAGGGCGCTTTCCAGAGCTTCACAGAAAAAGAAACGCAGTGGGTAAAACAACGATTCGCGACCGCCTGGACCGAGGGCCCCTTTCGAGCTGTTTTTGGCAAACATGTCCAGCGCGACGTTTTGACTGAAATCGGAGGTTTGGCGATCGATGACTTGTCCACCGATCACGAGCTCGACGCTCTCGATCGCGGAGGTCCAATTCGTGATTTCCTGCGCTTCCGTGCCGTTGTCGGCGGTCAAGTAGGTGTACCCCAGCATGTCCCCATTGCGAAGAAGGGTTATGGAGGAGTACGAGTTCGAACGCACGGCGCCTTGAATTTGTTGTTTCTCCACGCATTGGGAGAACGGGGTGTGGCGTTTGTATGTCGCTGAAAAATGACTCATTTCTGGTTCGCTCGAGATCCATTCATCTTGAGCGCCCAGGCACACGAGTTGCGCGATGCCCGCGGACATGGCTTTACATTACCTTGAGAAAAATTAAAGATTCGGTCGCCTGCACACGAATCGAAGGACTAAAAAATTATCACCCACGGCTGTGGCGTTCTTGATGGTCTCCCCGTTTTGATTCAACAACCGCACGGTTAACTTGTCGATTCTCAGAATAGGGTCGATGTATTGCACGGCGATGGGGTAATTGTCTTTAAAAGTGATGAGTTCGTTGCCATCGCTGATCACGCTTCCGAAGGCGCTGCGAACCATGGAGATGTTCCCTTGGCCCGCGTGGGTGCCCACCGACGCACCGGAAATGGCGGCGCGGTCGTTGAAGTGCGTGTCTAACTCATCGATGGATACGTAGAGGTGTTCTGTGTGTTGCACGTTCGCGTGCACGTGCGCCGCCAGGAGTCGGCACTGCACCACGTTGCGCAATGGGTTCTGGAGGTAAGCCGTGAATGCGTTCGCACTGGCCTGACCGATGGTGTCCACGGTGATGGTGCGATACTCATAGTTGAGGTCGGGAATCGTGGCCTCAGCGGTCACGAGCGCCATTTTATACTAGATGCTCAGATAATTTCGTAGTCGGCTTGCTCGCGCACAAACTTTTCGGCACCACACACGCCACCAGGGCGCTGCGTGGAGTACGTGCTCTCGCCTTCTTCACCCGAACCCGCCACGCACTTGGATTGCACCGGGAGGTCGAAGAACGAACCTTCGTTCTTGGGCTTGATGACCAAAGGCATCGGTTCGTAGTAGCTGCGCGCGGTCATCACGACGAAGAGGATGATCAGGACGGCGGCGATCGCGGTCAACGCGTTTCGGTTGGCTCGGTTGAGCTTGAACATGTTTTATCATAGGTTGAGAAAAAAGTGCGTTAAAGAATTCGATTACTTTTAAGGTAATACATCAGATGGACGGTGAAATCGTACTGGACCGCGGCGAAACCACGGTCATGAAACTTGACGACGGCGAACAGCGACTGATGGATGAAATTCAAATTTCTGCACCACAGCCTCGGCGCGTGCCCAGGCCGAAGCCCACCCCGTACGCACGACCGCGCGCGTCGCACGCCATGGAACACCAAGAAGAAATCGATGCATTCGTCAACCCGAATAAGCAGAGCGCACCCCCGCCTGTGCACGGAGGGCCGTCGTTCGACGACGACGACGACGTGGACGAGGGCGACGCTTACATGGGCATGGAATTCGACGACGAGCCACAACAACAGGAGATGCCGTCGGCTGGGTACGCCTCGGTGGACGCGGAGAAGATGGACATCTTGAACAAGTTGGCGCGTCTCGAACGAAAGGGCTTCGGCGTGAATAAGCGTCTCAACGCGTACAGTTCCATCGAGGACTTGCGCAACGAGTACAAGCGCGTCACGTACACCATCGACGTCGACCAGAGCATTAAGTTTTCGAGAAAGGCGCTCATGGCCACGGTCACTGGTTTGGAGTGGGCGAACAAAAAGTACAACCCTTTCGAGCTCTCCTTGGACGGTTGGTCGGAGAGCATCATGGAAAACCTCGACGATTACGACACCGTGTTCGAGGAGTTGCACGTGAAGTACGGACAGAAGATGCAAGTGGCGCCCGAAATCAAGCTTCTCATGATGGTCGGTGGCTCTGCGATGATGTTCCATCTCACGAACAGCATGTTCAAGGCGGCCATTCCAAACTTACAGGACGTCTTGAAACAGAACCCAGGACTTCAACAAAGCATGGTGAGTGCGGTGCAGAACGCAGTTCCTCGTCAGCACGCACCACCACCCTCCACCACTGGTGGTGGTTCCTACGAGATGCAAGGTCCAGGGTTCGATATCAGCAGTCTCATGGGCAACGTCATGATGCCCCCACCGCCACCGATGAACACGAGCGTGCCCACGATGGTCGCACCCGAACCCGAGGCTGAGGATGACGACGTCTCCGACATCGTGGCAGAAGACCTCATGGAACGCGAGAACGACATGGGCGATGACGACGTGAAGGAAGTGGACGTACAGGACAAGGCAGCACCTAAACGTCGGGGGAGAAAGAAGAAGACAGAAATAAATCTTTAGATACTATAACACAGGATGGCCGCGTTGTGCATGTGCCCCATCGAGGACGAGGAGCCACCTCGCCGACCCCAGGTGCGCTCTGCTTCACCCACCGTTGCGCAGGTTCCGATGATGGAGGAAGACACGGAGTGTAATTACCTCATTCTTTTCTTCATCGTCGGGGTTATTATTTTGGCTCTCATGGATGCCACGTAAACTCTTCCACGAGGATTACCCACTCCCTCGTGGCAAAGTTATTATTAGTATGTGAATGCCGCCTTCGTCTCGGTGTCTCTCTTAATCGTGAGCAGTTTACCACCCGAGGCGGTCGTGAGCTCGACGAAAAAGTCGTAGTAATAGGCCAATTGGTCGGCACCGCTCAATGGGAACGGCACGTGTGGGTCCAGAATCACGGTCGTCGGTGTCGTGCCGACGATACGACTCCAAGGGTACGGGTTTTGTCCACCGAAGATGTTCTTCGTGCCTATGGCGATTGGGATGTTTGACGATTGCGTGTTGTCGCTGTGGCCACCGTGAACTTCCAGCACCATGGAACTGAGGTACTTTCCATCTGGGGCGTAGCGCAACATGGCGTGGATTTTTGCAAAGAACGCACCCTTGTCGAACGTCAGGATGACTGTTTTATCCAAAGTGTCCCTGACACTGAACGTGTTGCTGTACGTCTTCCGCGCCACCGCGTCGGAGTTGATGATGGTGCCACCGTTGACGTGCAGTGGGGCCTGTGGTGCGGCGATTTTAATCCCGACGGCGTCGCCGAACTCAATGCGCCCGCCGAAATCGATGTCCTGTTGCACGGTGAGCGAACCCTGGACGACGACGTTTCCCCCGGCGGGGTGGAGATACAAGTCGCCGTCGCCGCCATTCAAGTAGATGTTCGACGCGTGTGAGGAGGTCTTGAAGTCCAGGACGGCGTTGCTCGTGGTGTGTTGTATTAAAATGTTGCTGTCGTACACGTGCAGGTTCGCACTCGCGGCGTCCGTGCCTATGCCCACGTGCCCTAGTTCGTCCACGTACAGACCATCCACGTGGGTGCCGTTGTTCACGTACCCCAGGACGAGGCTGTTCGAGGTGGACCCTTTCTGTGCCTTGACGAAACCCCCGTAGCCGGAATTCGTCGTGAGTTGCAGGGCGGTGTGTTTCGACGCACTCGCCCCGGCGGGGGATTCCAAATTTAATAGCGTCACGTCATTCGTGCTTTCGCTGTACACGTGTAATTTATGAGATGCTTCTGTTGTCCCTATGCCGACGTTACCATTGGTCTGAATGCGCATCTCTTCCGCGATCCCTTCCTGCCCGAACCGGAACACCAGGTCAGCCTGTTGGAGCACGCGCACGACCCCATCACCTGTGGTGCTATCGGTTAAGATTTGGAGGTTGGAGGTGTCCACGAATCGACCGGCGTCGATTTTAAAGTTGCCCTGTTCGATGTACAGACGCGTGTCCGCGGCGATATCGTCTTCCGTGGAGTTGATG